TGATTTACCTATTAAATATGCAAGTCAATTAGGAAAATTAGAAAAAGAAGAAATGTTAAGAGGATTAAAAGCAAAAGGTATGCATGGAACTGTAAGTTTTAAAAAAATGTTAGAAGCTCAAGATATTGATCCTCAGGAAGTAAGGAATGTAGGAAAAGAAGATTGGGAGTTTGATATTCTTGGAAAACGTCATCTACGTGCATCTGGCGGCAGAGCAGGTTATATGGGCGGTGGTATAGCTGCAATACGTAAACCAAATGCAATAGCACCAACTGGAGGACCTCAATCACAAGGCTTGGCTTCTACACCAGAATATGGTACATATAACAAGGAGTATAAATGGCAGATATAGATAAATCACTCCCGAATGTTAGACACGAAGTAAAAATACCTGGTGCACAAGCACCCACGGATGTTGACATTACGGAGCAGTTACCACAACGACAACCAGTAGAAGTAACACCTGACGAAGAAGGTGGTGCTACAGTTAATTTTGAACCGAGTTCCGTGAACCAAGCTTCAAGTCAAACGCACTTTGATAATTTAGCCGACATACTTCCAGAAACAGTTTTAGATCCAATAGGAATTCAACTTAGACAAAATTACACGGACTATAAAATGTCCAGAAAAGATTGGGAAAGTTCGTACACCAATGGTTTAGATCTTTTAGGATTTAAATACGATAATCGTAACGAACCATTTCAAGGAGCATCAGGTGCAACGCACCCAGTTTTAGCTGAAGCTGTTACACAGTTTCAGGCGCTCGCTTATAAAGAATTATTACCAGCAGATGGACCTGTTAGAACTCAAGTAATAGGTATATCCAATCCTGCTAAAGAAGCTCAATCACAAAGAGTTAAAGATTTTATGAATTATCAACTCATGGATCAGATGAAAGAATATGAACCAGAGTTTGATCAAATGTTATTTCATCTACCACTAAGCGGCTCAACCTTTAAGAAAGTTTATTATGACGATCTTTTAGGAAGAGCTGTTTCAAAATTTATACCTGCGGATGATCTAGTCGTTCCGTATACAGCTACCTCATTAGATGATGCGGAAGCGGTTGTTCATGTCGTAAAGACTTCTGAAAATGATTTACGTAAACAGCAGGTCAATGGCTTTTACTCTGACATTGAGTTGACAAAACCAGTGTCAGATGTGAATGCAGATAAAGTGGTTGATAAGAAAAGAGAATTAGAAGGAACAACTAAATCTACAAGAACAGAAAGCGTGTATACTCTTTTAGAGTGTCATGTTAATTTAGATTTAGAAGGCTTCGAAGATGTTGGTCAAGATGGTCAACCAACAGGAATAAAATTACCTTACGTCGTTACAGTCGAGGAAGGTAGTCAAAAAGTTTTGTCTATTAGACGAAACTATGCGCCCAATGATTCATTAAGAAATAAAGTTCAATATTTTGTCCACTTCAAATTTCTGCCAGGACTAGGATTTTATGGCTTTGGACTCATTCATATGATTGGCGGTTTGAGCAGAACTGCAACTTCTGCTCTCCGTCAATTATTAGACGCAGGGACTTTATCAAATTTACCAGCAGGATTTAAACAGAGAGGTGTTAGAGTCAAAGACGACGCTGCACCGATACAACCAGGAGAATTCAAAGATGTGGATACACCTGGTGGTAATCTAAAAGATGCATTTGTATTTTTACCATACAAAGAACCTTCAGCTACATTATTGCAGTTGATGGGAATTGTAGTAACAGCAGGACAGAGATTCGCGTCCATTGCTGACATGCAGGTCGGTGACGGGAACCAAGGCGCAGCCGTTGGTACGACCGTGGCTCTTTTGGAACGTGGTTCAAGGGTAATGTCAGCAATCCATAAAAGACTATACGTAGCCCTAAAACAAGAATTTAAATTACTAGCAAAAGTATTTGCTCAGTATCTTCCACAGGAATATCCTTACGATGTTGTTGGTGGACAAAGAAATGTTAAAGTAACAGATTTTGATGAGAGAGTAGATATTCTACCAATTGCTGATCCAAATATTTTTTCAATGTCACAAAGATTAACATTAGCTCAAACTGGATTACAGTTAGCAATGTCTAATCCTCAAATGCATAATATGTATATGGCATTTAGAAAAATGTATGAAGCATTAGGAATAAAAGATATTGATAGAATTTTACCTCCACCAGCACCCAATGCACCTAAAGATCCTTCTTTAGAACACATTGATGCTTTAGGTGGTAAACCTTTTCAAGCTTTCCCTGGTCAAGACCATAGAGCACACGTTACAGCTCACTTAAACTTTATGTCAACTAACATGGTTAGAAATAATCCAATGGTTATGGCAGCTTTACAGAAAAATATTTTAGAGCATATTAGTTTAATGGCTCAAGAACAAATACAATTAGAATTCAGAGAACAACTACAACAATTACAAATGATGCAACAACAAGCTGCAACTAATCCACAACTGCAACAACAAGTACAATCTATAACACAACAGATTGAAGCTAGAAAAGCAGTATTGATTGCAGAAATGACCGAAGACTTCATGAAGGAAGAGAAAAAGATTACATCTCAATTTGATCATGATCCATTACTTAAACTTAAATCAAGAGAAGTTGATTTAAGAGCAATGGAGAATGAGCGTAAGCAACAAGAGATGCAGAAAAAAACTGAGATTGATCAAGCTAAAATAGTTCAAAATAGAGATATTACGGATGATAAGCTTGAACAGAATGAAGAATTAGCTGAATTAAGAGCTGATACTTCAATTGAAAAGCAAGAGATGGCAAACGAGAATAGATTGACACTTGCAAAAATGAAACCAAAGAGTATAAGTAAATAATTATGATGAACTATAAAAAAGGTGGCAAACCATTTAAATTCGAAGATTCTAAAAAAGTTGTTGATCCTAGATCAGAAACTAGCTTTAGAGGAAAGTCTTATTTAGCAGTTGGAAATAAACAAGCTGTTAAAGGTAGTGGAGCTGCTAGAAAACAAAAAGACGTAACTTGGGTTTAGTTTATGGCTTTCCCAATTTTTGGTGCGCTTAAACTTGCTTTAAACGCTGGAACTCACATTTATAAAAAGCGTCAAGAGACAAAAATGGCGATGGCTGATGCACAGCATATGGCTGCTTCAAAAATGGCTCGTGGGGAGACGGAATACCAGGGAAAACTCCTTGAAGCCCGTCAAGCAGATTATAAGGACGAGGTCGTTTTAGCGATTCTCACACTACCTATTTTGGTGCTTGCCTATGGGGTCTGGTCAGACGATCCGGCAGCCATGGATAAAATAAAAATGTTCTTTGAGCATTTTCAGGCGCTTCCGAGCTGGTTCACAAATTTATGGATACTTGTATGTGCAAGTATTTTTGGTATAAAAGGTACACAAATTTTTAGAAATGGAAAAAAATAATGGGAAGTAAATTTTTTTTTAGGTTTGTAAAACCTAAACCAAAGGTCCCTAAAACAGAATCTCAAAAAAAACTAAGAGATATATTTAAAGAAGCTCGTGAGACTAGAGGTAAAAGTAAAAAAGAACATCAAGATACAATGAATACATTGTTTAAAACAGGAGCCTATTGGAGAAGAAGAGGACAACAACAAAAAGGTGAAAAAATTACTAAATCTGGTGTTTCAAAAGGTAAGGATAAAAAAGACTAATGGTAAACCCAAGATATAAACCTTTTAACGGCAATTCTAGAAAGCCTATTAAAAAACAGGCAGAAGTAAAATTAAGCGAAACAAAACAAGATTTTTTATTTCCTGAAGAGGAAACATACATTGGATCACATATTAAAAGTGATTTAGCAGGGAAACCTGTTTCAAATAAAAGCTACGAGGAATATTATAAAGATTTAATATGGACTTAGAAAACGTAATTTATAAATTACGCAGAGCTTTAGATAACAGAATTAACTCATTATCAATCTCAATAACGTCCGGAGGGGTTGACAATATGGAAACATATAAGTATATTATCGGACAAATTAACGCCCTAGAGGCAACTAAACAGGAACTCTCTAACCTGCTTAATGAAAAGGAGCAAAATGAAGGAACAGTCGTCGACATCAACACAAAAGATTCACTTACCAAATAAAGATTTAGTTGGTTTAAAAAGATCAGAAGAACAAACAGAAGTTACAACAGAAAAAACAAAATTACCAAACCCCACTGGTTGGAGAATATTAGTTTTACCATTTAAAATGGGTGAGAAAACTAAAGGTGGTGTTTTACTAGGACAAGAATCCTTAGACCGTCAACAAGTAGCATCACAATGCGGAAATGTAATCGCAATGGGAGATGCTTGTTATGTGGATAAAGAGAGATATCCAAAAGGTCCGTGGTGCAAGGTCGGTGATTGGGTGATCTTTGCTCGTTATGCAGGGTCACGTATAGAAATTGAAGGGGGAGAGGTTCGTCTTTTAAATGAAGATGAAGTTTTAGCAACAGTACAAGATCCAACGGACATCTTGCACAAATATTAACATAGGAAGGAACTATGCCAGAAGAAAATAAAATAAAGAAAGAAGATCCGAAGGTAGACTTAGATACTTCAGGCCCTGAAGTAGATGTAACTTTACCAGAAGAAAAGAAGGAAGAAGTACCAGAGATCACGGAACAGGAAACAAAAGAAGCAGTAGTAACAGAAGTCAAGGAACAAGAACCAGAAACAACAAAAGAAGATGATTCTAAACTAGAAGAATACAGTAAAGGCGTTCAATCACGTATTGCTAAACTTACTCGTAAGATGAGAGAAGCAGAACGTAGAGAAGGTGCCGCTGTTGAATATGCTCAAGCTTTAGAAAATCAAAGAAAACAAGATCAGTCTCAATTTAAAAAAATGGATACTGATTATTGGTCTAGATTTGAGAAAAATGTAAAAACAGGAATGGAGTCTGCTCAAAAAGAATTAGCAAGCGCCATTGAAGCTGGAGATGCAACTGCTCAAGTCGAAGCTAATAAAAGAATTGCTTCACTTGCATTTGAGAATGCTAAATTGGAGCAAAGACAAACACAACCTGTTGAGCCGGAACAACCTGTTCAACAACTTTCAGACGGTGGAAGATTACCACAGCAAACACCTCAGGAACTCCCTGATCCTGATCCTCAAGCAGAAGCTTGGGCAGCTAAAAATACATGGTTCGGTAAAGATAGAGCCATGACTTTTACTGCATTTGAAATCCACAAGGATCTAGTAAATGAGGGTTTTGATCCTAAATCAAATGATTATTATGCAGAAGTTGACAAAAGAATTAAGGTTGACTTTAGTCATAAATTTGCTAAAGGTGGTGATGTAGAGCATTCGTCCAAGACCAATCAGTTGGTCGCTTCAGCTCAGAGAAGCGTAAAACCCGGACGCAACACTGTGAGACTCACTTCCTCTCAGGTAGCAATAGCTAAAAAATTAGGAGTGCCACTCGAAGAATACGCAAAACAAATAAAACTCACGGAAGGAGCGTAAAATGAAAAAAGAAGATAACAATACTTCA